GTTTATTGATCTTTTTGCTATTCTATAAGAAAGTTTACTACCCCAACCAAATCTTCTACTAATTTTACTTAGATCAGGATCTTTTATATTTAAAGAATTTGTTTTAGTTGTTTTACCTTGAATAGGCACAAGTATTTGATTAATATTATCTAATAAATTATTTTTATTTTGTGGATTAGTATTAATATTTTTACTAATACCTGAAGAAATAGGTTGTAAACTTCCATTATCAGGTGGAAAATTGTTATTTAAAAATTCTTGTACACCCTTACCTGCATTATAAACACCCCTACTAGTTAAATTAACAGCACCTTTTAAAGCTTGACCTCCCGGTATTGCTTCTGAAACAACTAGAGCATCATATAAAGCTAAAGATCTTAAACGAGTTACTTCATCATCTGTTGCTTCGTTAATATTAATACCTTCTCTTTTAGCATAATCATTTAATGTATCCATAAAAAGTTGTTTAGTAGATGTACTAAAATGCTCTACATAATTAACTGCTCCTTCTGCAGCATAATTTATAAAACCTTGTTGTGCAGCATCTTTAAATTCATCAAATATACCACTAGCTGCTGCTTGAATAAAACCCTGAGGATCTTTTCTTATACCATCTTTCATTTTTTCTACAGCATCATTATACTCAGGATCAAGATCCACCCCTGCTAATTTTTTTGCAAAAGGTTTAAACAAAGGGAGAGTATAATGTTGTCCTAGTTCTGCTAAACCACTAACTAAACTGACAACATTATTTGCTGCTATAGATCCATAAGATTTACCTTTAGATTTAAGAGGATCTAAATTATAAATATAGGGTCTTGTTTCTTTAGCATTAAACTTTAAATTAGCATAATCCTCTTCACTCATAGATTCATAATTATGTAGAGGAGATTGATTATTCTGTTGATTTGTTTGCATTACTATTTAACTCATCTCTAAGATATTTCATTCTACGTAAACAAGCAATAGATCCTTGTAGTTTATAGATCATAGGCATATCACCTGCTTGCTCTAAAGTTTTATGTTGTTTAGCTATAGCATCATCTATATATTCTACAAATGCATCCCATAGTTCTTTATCAGTAGTAAGTTTTCTTAATGTTATCATTATTGTATAGGTCCTTGATTACCTGTAAATCCGGGTTCTTGTGGAGTTGGTACTGAACCAGTTCCTATTGTACCACCACCAGAACCTTGTGTATCTTCTACTTGTCCACCCGGAGGTGCAGGGGGTTGACCTTGTTGTGGTGGCATCATTCCTTGTGGAGGTGCAGGAGGTGGATTAGCTTCCTGAAACTTCTTAAGTATCTCTGCTTGTACAGCAGCTTGACTCATAGAGTTAGCTACCTTATCAGGATCAAGATCCATACTCTTTGCAATCTCTCTAACAATATAATCCATTCTAGCAAAAGGTGCAAGAGCAGGATTAGATACTGTTTGCATAAACTGCATCAATCTCTGACTTCTAACTTCATTAGCCATTAGACTTTCTGTACCTTGAGCTTTAACTTCAAGATCACCTTTAATAGCTGGATCAAAGTCAAACTGCATATTAAAATTAAAAAATGCTTTACCTAGTGGTCCTAGTAGATAGTCATCTACATTCTTAATAACATTACGAATAGAACCATTAGCTGCATTCATTAACATAGATATACCAGAAGCAGTTCTACCTACACCTTGTATACCTGTTTGTCCATGAGCAAACGAAGGAAAACCAGTAGACTCATCTGCAAGTTGTCTTGCTTTATCAAACATCTGCATATTCTCACCAGATACATTAGGAAACTTAGTTCCAAAGATTCCCTGTCCGGGAGCACCACCCTGTCTTCTAAAAACTTTTCCGGGATATACTGTAAGATCTTGTCCCGGAACTAAGTTAGTCTCATCTACTTCTATTAATAAGTTTCCTGACAGTGCAGCATTATCTACACTCATTCTCATAAAACCATTCATAAGAGTTTGTGTATCATCCATATTTTCTGCAATACCTACACCAAATATATTATAAGGATTCATTTCATAAGGTGTAGCATAGTAAGGTAAGTAGGCAGGAGTAAATGGATTCATTACTAATCTTAGTACACAACTATTACAAATCCATACATTAACACTTAACTGCTCTACATCTTTTAATTCTTTAGGTATATCTACATCATATTGTTCTATAATTTCTCTATCTACAAAACCCCAGAACTCTAATACTTCAAATCGTTGAGAATAATCATCTTCATTACTCTCATCCATTGCGTGTTCCCACCATTCTTTATCATAATTCTCACCCATGTCTAATGCTTTATCAATAGCATTCTCTCTAAAGAAAGGTCTACGTTTTAAAGCACGTAGTTGTGAACGAGACATCTTGTGTCTTTCTATAACATATTCTGCTTCATCCATATTGTTTGCATCTGGATCAGGATAAAAGTTCCAGATAGAAACATTAGAAGTTTGTGGTACAGTTTTAAATACTGGTTCATATTCACCTTCTTCATTCCAGTTAGGATATTCCTTATCAACTGCAAAAGGTCCTTTCATAATACCAGTACCAAATAAAGCAGATTCAAAAGCAGCAGATCTTAATTGTTTCTTAGCATTAGACTCTTCTAATTGATCATGTATTTTCTTTTCCATCTTTTTAGCTGCAATCATTGCAGGATGGAACTGTACAGCAGATGGACTTTTACCCGGTTTAAACTCTACATCTTCCTCAACTGCACTCAGATCGTCTTTAAGAGGTCCTACACGCTCATTAAATTCTGGCAGTGTCTCCCCCGGAATAAGTTGATTCGGGTCTGTAGCACCTGTTTCTGTCTCTCCTAGAGCTTCTTTGAGTTGTGGGTTAGTTTCTACACTAACTGTATCTTCTACTCCTTCAGGTAAAATTGTAGGATTAATACCTAATGGAAATCTATTACCACCAAATAATACTTCTACTAGCTGTCCATAAGCAGCTAATACTTTAGTCTTAGTAACCTTTACAAATACTCTAGATTTTTCTGTAGATGTAAATTGAACATCAGGATTATATATACCTCTATAGTTTCTATAAGATTGTATCCATCTTTCTTCATCACTTCTTCTAGCAGTTTCTGCTTTACTAAATCTTTCTTTTATAAATTTTTCTATCTGACCTGCAGGTTCATCATTAAAAGCATCTGCTTCAACATCTTCTATTGCTGCAGATTCTTCAGCATCCATTGCCATTTCTTGTAAATCTTTTACCATAGTCTATCCTTAATATCCAAATGTTGCATCAGCTGCTTGAAATCCAGTTCTTTGTGTTTCTGGATTGTAGTCAAATAAATTACTTCTTGGTCTTGTCATTATCCCATACCTTAAAGCATCATATAAGTGATCTTCTGAATTAGTATCTACATCTTCAGAGTTATTTTTATCAAGAGGTATTATCGGTAGTTGCGAGATAATATTTGTGCAGTTATTAAAAAACACCAGTCTAGGTGCTTCTGTAAATTCATCAATTTGTAATCTTCTGTGAATCTCGTTTTTTCCTGCAATTCTACTCCCTTTACTTCTATCAGATGGTCTCCACCTGCATCCTTTGATTATCATTTGTTCTGCTAAAGATGGACCTGTATCACCACGTTTATGCCAAAGAGAACTATCTAGTACACCATAACGTATAGTTCCATCTTCATGTTCTGCCTCTAATACCATATCAGCTAAATCAGATGCTAGTATTTTTGAAACATATAACTCTCTATATACAATTAGTTGTTCATCAGGAGCGACTGCAAACCATAGAACCCCTGTATGACTTCCGTAGCCATAGTCACAGGCTCTGAACTTAGGCCAACTATTAGGTATATTGTAAGGCTCAACAACATGAGTGGTTCTGTCCCACTCAGGAAAAGCTGATCCTTCACTAACATCCCAATTTCCCTCTAATAATTGTTTACGTTGATTCTCTGGCAGTGATAATAAGTTAGCCTCGTAGACTCCATCTTCTGCTAAATAAGGATTATCAAATAATGTAGCAGGTATAAATCTTCTTTTAAATAGTGGCTCACCCTCTTTACTATGTCCTTTAGGCCACATAAGAGTTTTACCTGTTTCTATATCTGTTGCCCAAAAAGATGATCCATAAGGTGCAGGGTCTACAAACATTTTCTTTACCCATTGATGTCCCGGACCTCCGGGGTTTGTAGTAGCTCTCATGTAGATAGGTAAGCTAGTATCACTAGTACGTAAACGTGAACGTAAATAATTCCAAGCATAAGGAGTAGACCATTGTGTAAGTTCATCAAATCCTATCCAACTAAAAGCTTGTCCTTGATATCTTGTTACGTCATCATCTCTATCTAAGTAAGATAACCAAAGAGTTGCTCCAGAAGGTGCTACCCAAGTCTTATCTCTTTCTAAAAACTTTATATCAGGAACAGCGTAAGGGTATAATTGTTTAGAAACTGATATAAGTTCTCTTAATTCTTCTGTTGTACGTCTTACTAATAATCCCCTAAAGTTTGAATTACTAAAGTATCGTACTGGATCTGCAAGCATTGCATAACTTTTACCACCACCTGCTGATCCTCCATATAATACTTCACGTTCACCTGCTGATAGAAAGTTTGTTTGTGGACCTTTATTAGGTTCAAATATTATTTCTGTTGGTTTTTCTTCAGGCTGACTGTAAACTTTCTGTTGAACTGGCTGTTCTTCCAATTCTTTCTTTGGAGAGTCTTTCTTCTTTTTGTAACGCTTCTTTGTACCTCTTAGCGAGGTAGCTTTGAGCTGAAGCATTTGACTTACGTTTTTGTTCAATTTTAATTCTCTTCATTAAACCCACATGGGATATTTCTCTACCAGACTCTTTACTTAACCAATTAGCAACTTGTCTATAACTATATTGTCTAATATACTTTTTTGCTTTTTCAAGTAACTCTAACTCTGTAGGAATAGGTAATAATATATCTCTATCATTCTCATCTTGTTTATAGCCAAAAGGTATAACCCTTCCAACTCTAACTACAGGTTGCCAATCATAGCCATACTCTGTCTTTTCAGGCTTAGGTAATTTCCAAGTTTTATCAATCTTCATTTTTAGGTGGTAATATAAATAATGGATTTGCAGCTGATACTTCTACTTTATCAGTCTTAACAAATCCACCTCTGTCTAATATATCTTTTGCTGCAATCATTCTTTCTTTATTACCAAGATCCGTAGGATTATCTATAACCTCAGCTAAAGAGTAAGCAGCCTTAGTAGCTGTAGTTGCTAAAAACTTTTTAGTTAAGTCTGCTATCTCATCTTGTAATGCATTAGTAATAGTAGAAGTAGCTAAGTCATGACTATAACCTGCAAGTTTTTTAGCTGTAACAGGATTACCCTTTGCTTCTTCAAACAACACATCAAGAAACTTCTGTTGTTTTTCTGTAAGTTGTCTAGCCATTATATATCTTTTCCTTTTGTTTTATCAGGTAATACTTTATTTGGTATAATCTGGCACATTGGTCTTGCTTGAAACACACTAGGACTTTCCATTGCTACCTTTGCTTTTTTTATTGACTCTTCAAAACATTGTTTCTGTGTTGAAACTAGTTCTAAACCTGTTATAACAGTACAAGTTTGTGCATAAGGTGCTGAACACAAAAGTATAATTGGTAGCCACATACCCATTATGCAAGCTCAAAGTGAGGTCCATCAATAAATGGTCTTCTACCTTGTCCTCTTCTTAGATCTATATACGCATTCATAGCATCTTGCATTGTGCCATCCCATGTACGTATATCATCTATATGCCAAGCTGCACCCCAACGAATGCCCACGTTCTCAAGCTTTGCAGCTTCCTTCATGGCATCTGCTATGTCATCATAGAGATTCAATTCCCATGAAGCCCTCCCTCCTACATAAGCCATCAGGTCTACTGCTAGACCATCAAGATGTTTGGATTTTAAAGTCTGTGAAGCTCCTTTATCTACGAGAGCCTGTTGTTCTGCTAAATTTCTTAAACCACAAATACAACCGAAATCAATCTTGGTCACTTCTATGGCTTTTTTGACGCATCTCTCTAAGGAGTCGTTCACGCCATTTAATTTTTTTAAGCTTTTTTTGCTGAGTGTAAAGCTCATGTCTTTCCTCTCTTTTTCTAGTGTGGGCATTTCTGTGTCTTATTCTTGTAATAGGAAACATCCTGTCTCCTAAGTACCGTCTTATATAAGGTATGTGTCTTATTTTAATTTCTTTTTACCATAAAACTTGCCAATACCTTTCATACCTATTGAGGCACTAACAATTCCTCCAAGACTTAACTGATACCACTGTGGCATAGCTTCAAGTGCAGCAAAGCCTTGTGCTACTGTTTCTCTACCCCAGTCACCAGTAAAGGCTAGTATTAGTGGGATTGAGAATAATAATAAAATCCACTCGTCTTTCCATGAACCTTGAGTAGCACGTATAGCAGCAAGATCCCAATCAATGTCTCCTGTTGCTTCCTTCATACGTATCTGTGCTTCAGCTTTTTGTACAGCAGTCTTGCCATCTAAGTAAGAAGTAGCAAGACCACCAACTGAACCTAATAGTGTTGTAATTGCACTAATCATTTTCTGATAACCAAATTAAAATTGCTAATATAGAAATTAATACTATAAAATATGTAATAGTAAATGCTGTTATCATTTAAGCTTTTAAACATTTACCTGCCTTAGAACACTCTTGATAAGTTGTACAGGCTGAACATATTACTCTGAAGTTTTTCATTATAGAGTCCATGAGTTAAAGTATACTAACATATTTTTTGGAGCTTGTCCATGCTTTAATGCAGCTTGCTTCCAAATATTATATTTCTTTATGGCTACTTCTTTAGCTTGCTCAAACTCTTTGTAAGCTTTCTCCATATCACCATAACGAAGATCATGTAACTGCTGTTGCATATCTTCTATC